CCCCGTAGGCGGATGGCAGGCAGCTCCGGGCGATACGAAGTTCTGCGAGTGCGGCGCGTACTGGCGAGCCGAAGAACATGGTCCGCTGGATATTCGATGGGTGAACGTCACGCGCCCCGATCCGGCATTGCGTAATCGGCCAGAATGGTTGATGGAATGAAACGACTCAGGCTGAAGTGTAAAAATTGCAATGAAGAGATAACGCCGAATAGCACGGGTGGCTGGTATCACATTGAGACGGCCAGCCATAGATCTGACCAGAGATGCTTCCTGTATGCAATGCCACCTAAGGATGGCAAGTAATGGATGAGTTCATCGGATCACCGGATGGCCCAAAGGTTTTCGTTCCTGAACTCGGAATGGAAGTCGGGACGTTTACCAAACGCATGTTTGAGTTGGAGCGGTCGCCTTCGATGGCCCAGGCTCCGCCAATCATGCATCACGTACCTAAGCGATTTCGAGGGCCGTACCATCCCGAGCAGCTTGAAAACTACGATCCGGACAAAGAGTATCCGCTCACCTGGGATGGTTGGGTTAGGTGCTCAGGCAAGCTGATTTACAAAGAGTACGGCGACAATTCGCGTGCGGGGCAGGAATGCAAGCGCAAGGCTACGCATCGATCGGGATACTGCCAAAGCCACGGAGGGAAATTGCATCCGCTTGATATGCCCGCGCCGGTTACGCGCGACCCGTCGACCATGAATCGTAGCGAGCTGCTGAAATACGGTTACATTACCGTTGACGATTTGGACGACGAAGAGCTCATCAAAGGTCAGTGTCGCAATCGAAACGGCTGGTTTTCCAGTAATAAAAATGCACAAATTCCTAAAGTCGTTTATGATAAAATGGTCTCCAGGCTTTTCGATCGCGCTCAAGAGAAAATGCGCGAAAATCTTTTGGCTGCGATTGATACCTTGACTGAGATTTCCAAGGGAGATGCTTTCGAAGCTAGTGATCGGATTAATGCCTCTAAATTCATTTACGAACGTGTTATGGGGAAAGCAACAGAAAAGATCGATTTGACCGTGGGCGCAAAGCCTTTCGAGCAGATCCTTTCCGGAATTGCCCCGCTCACGCGCGAGGAATCCAGAGCACAGCGAGCGATCGAACCGACTGTAATTGACGCTGAGATTGAGGAAGAATGGAATACCGAATCCCCTGCGAGTCAAGAGGGCATGCCGTGGACCCAAAAATCTGCCAGCGGGCAGCCTGTCGAGCAATGGGCCTCACCTGCCCAGAGTTTCGTACCGGAGGAACGTGTAAGCCCGGATACCCCACAGGAAGCCCCGGAACCGAGCGCAGCCGCTCTCAAGGAAAAGATTCAGGCCGCGCGTAATCGTCGCTACGCGGCCCGCGCACAGGGTAATACGAGCACGCGGAACCTTGCTTACCTTCGCCATGAGGTCATCGCTATGGGGGAGCCGAGACGCATTCAGTGGACGCACCCGGACGAAGCGAAGGTACCCGCAGCGGTCAAAGCAAAAGAGACGCGAAAGCGCAACTACGACAGGAAATCTCAGTGAGAGAAAACTTCTCGTTGTATCACTGGGCACCGAAAGCTAGGCGCGGGCAGATCAATCGGTTTGGACTTAGGCCAGGGTCGCTGTCGTCGTGCAGGCAGTGGAAGCCGCCGTACGTGTGCTTGGCAGATTCCCCTAGTCTTGCGTGGGGCTTGATTGGCCGATTTCGTCCTCAAATTGAAGAGTGGGATTTGTGGTGGACTAGCGCCAACGCCTGTTTCCCGTACGAAGAAATCCCTTGGGATGACGGGAGTGTTCGTGAATATCGGGTGTATCACCGTATTTTCAAACGTGACCTGTGGATGGTGGGCAGTCGAATTAACGAGTTTTACAAAGCGGACTAATTGACGCTTGCGTCACGTAATTGCCCCGGCTACGGTCGGGGCTTTTTCATGCGACGATACTCTTCCCAATCAGCTGTGTAGTTATGTTTTTCGCCCCAAGGATAATTGATTTCTTTCTTTTTACAAAATGAACAGCGCCACTCTTTATCGTAAAATTCATATGGCCGACGTTCCCAGACTTGAAATCCGTCAACCGTAAAATGCCGGTAGTCATATCTATGCTTTAAATCGTTTTTTACTAAAACCATATCGTGAGGATTACTTTTATTGCGCTTACATTTGCTTTTATCCCACTTGGTTTTATGGGGTGCAACTTCAGGGTTAGATTTTGCGTGCCGAAACACTTTGGTGTTTTTGTCATCAGGTAATGAAGGCTCCCTCATGACGCGCTCTCAATCACAGTAATAACGGCTTCGCGTACGACGGATATGCGATGAGCAAACAGCACGTCGCCGTCCATGTTATTTCGGAAACGACAGGTGCAAACGGAATCATTCTTTAAAGGTTCGTGTCTGCCCATCGCGGTTTCGATGGCTTCGCCTATCTTGTCCTCAAGTTCTTCACTGATTTTCATGATGCACTCTGAATCTGAATAAAAGTAAAGCCTTCGTCCTCTTGTCCGCAATAGGATAGCTGAACCCAGTCAGGGAAATCAATTGACTTTAAAATTTCAATGAAATCGGTTAGATGCAGATAATTGAATGCGCCAGTCCAAATTGAAACCTCAAAGCATTTTGATCCGCCATAAGCACCGCGATTATCGTCAAGTCGCTTGAGGGACTGACGGCAGGTCGACTGAAGAAAATCATCGATTGCTTGATAAGCCTTTTGGCTTGGTTCGTCTATGGACGGGTCGAATCCAACGCCCGCCATGAGAATCACATTGGTGACTAGGCTCATGATGACGCGCTCGCGTAGCCCATGAGGGCGAATCGGTCGACCTCGCGGGTATCGGGGAGCGTTCCCTCGGCCACGATGCGATTCAGCTCGCGGTCGCGCTGCTCGGGGTTCATTCCGGCCATGGCGGCATCCTTCCCGACTCCGTAGGCGCGGCGCTGGGTCTCGGTCATTGTGCTGGCTGCGATGTACATGGACCTAGCCTATAGGACTGTTCCGGTCCTGTCAACCCCTGATCTGAAAGTAATTCGAAGGTATCAGGTAAAATGCAGTGAAGCGTTTCAACCACGAAAGGACGCTGAAAATGGCTGCACGAGGTCAGGGCAAAAAGGGTGGGCCGGTCAAGGATTTTCGAGTGGCTGCGACCGCTACGCATCCGATCGAAGAGGAATTCAATAACAGCGACATTCTCGCCGAGAAGGCGCTGAAAGAATCGTCTAAGCGCAAGATTCGCGGCGCATTCAACCCGAAGAATAACGCGAAGTACAGCTAGGCCGTCGCACCGAATCCAGGGAGATCACAATGCGATATAAATGCTACGTAAAAATGGATAAGCAAAAGGTTACTCGTCGCGACGGCAAGGTTTATCGTGAGCCGGTAGGAGTTTCGGCTAGGGCCAGTTGCCCTTGGTCAGTTGAGGCCGACTCAGAAGCCGAAGCAACAGAAGCGTGGACCGAGCACCTCAAAGTGGATCATCCCACGAAGACCTGGCGAGAGCCTGTGAAGGTCTAAATGACTGCGGCACTACTCGATCAATGGGCGATCTTCGACTCTCCGATCGTGCAGCCTGACGGGCGTAGCCGTCCGCTATGGGAGCCGCACGCCGCGCAGGTCGAAGTGATGGATGACCATCACAGACACCAGGTCATTACAGCTGGAAGGCGCTGGGGCAAAAGCTTTTTGGGCGCAAATCGTCTGATTCCTGAAGTATTCATTGCTCACTCGATTCAGAATGACCTGAAAGCGATGGGCAAGCGGCGCGAGTTCTTCATTGTTTCGCCGACGTATTCGGAGGGCGAAAAAGAATTCCGCGTTTTATGGAATCAGCTTAAGCGGCTTGAAGTTCCGTTCGATACCCCGGGATCGTACAACCTGCCGATGTCGGGGCAGATGCATATTTCGCTGTTTGGCGGAATATTTCAGGTTCACGTGCGGTCGTCCGTTGATCCCGAACGTCTGGTCGGCGAAGAATTGACTGGCGTTGTCATGGCGGAAGCAGCAAAGCAAAAGCCGATCATTTGGACTAAGTATATCCGGCCTATGCTTATGGATCAGCAAGGGTGGTCGCTACATTCGTCTACCCCGGAGGGCCGCAATTTCTTCCACGATATGTTTCAGCGAGGGCAGCGAGGAATTGACCCCGAATGGAAATCGTGGAGAATGCCATCGTGGTACAACACAACGATTTTCAAATCGCAGACTAAAACCGAAGATGTCAACAAACTGATGGATTTGCTCCAAGGCAATCCGGGCGTTGAGGTCTACGAAATCGCCAAAGCCTATAATTTGACGATTGATAACGAGATTTTGCAATCCGCAGGTGATTTGACTGTTGAAACTTTCCGCCAAGAGATTGCGGCTGACTTTACTTCTTACACGGGCAAGGTCTTCAAAGATTTTGACCCCGAATATCACTGCGGCACGCTAGATTTCAATCCCGGCTGGGAAACGTTCGCGTGTGCTGATTATGGATTTAGAAACCCAAATGTGTTCTTGCTTGGGCAGATTGGGCCGAATGGTGAAATCAACTTTATCGATGAGGTCTACACCGAAGGCCAGACCCCGCTTGAATTCGCCCGGGAAATTCGGCGGCGAGGGCTGAATCCCACTGCGCTGAAGGTCTTTTATCCTGACCCCGCGCGCCCGGATGCTACGGCGGTGCTCGAAGAGGAACTGATGATCAAGGGCCAAGGCCATACAGGCGGAGAGCTGAAAGTTCGACTCGACCTCATCAGGCAGGCAATCAAAAAAGGCGTCACGGATACTCAGGGCGTATACCGTAATTCGAAGATTAATGCGAACAGCACGTGGCGTCCTCAGATGATGTTTGACTGGAAATGCGTGCGATCAATCAATGACTTTGAGGTCTACAAATACGCCGAACGCAAAGATGAGCATCAGGAAACCTCAACCGAACGATTCGAGAATCCATTGAAACTCAATGACCACGCACCTGAGGCTGTCGGACGATTCATGGCAGGCCGATTCGGTGAGCGCAGCCACGCGGGCCAGCGGGGGGAATCGCGGGTGAGTTCGATGACGATGGGCCGTAGCCGTAGATCACCCGTTTCAGCGGCTCAGGTGCCCGCAGGGAAGCCGGAACGCTACATGCGGATCACTGACCATGAGCCAGCTGGATACGAGTACAAGCGCGATTCAGACCCGATGGAAGACGCAGTAGAAAGGGCTTACTATGAGTGACCCTGCACGATTGACGAACCGGCCCCTTCGCTCCGCCAAAGTAGGGCAGATGTTTGAGGCGATGGGCGGGGCTCCGTCGCTCCCCGGGGCCGCGTGCGTTGGAGAACACGATCTTTTCGACGCAACCGCGCACCGGACGGCTGGGTACATTCGCGATGAGTTCGGAGGTCGCAATCTCGATTGGAACATCGATACCGAGCAAGCTCGCGACATTGCCAAATCCATTTGCGCGGGATGCCCGGTCATCAGCGATTGCGAGGCGTGGATTAAGTCGCTGCGACCCGAAGACCGGCCATCGGGCATCACCGCAGGTAAAATGTATTTTCGCAGGGCACCGAGGGAAAGAAAGGCTGTTTCGCTCTCGGAAGACCGCGCGGAATGGCAGGAAAACGTCATCGATCTTATCAACAGATTAAGCTGAGAAATGCGCGCGATGCACGCAAACAGATAGGATACCTGTTATGGCTGATACCACGCGGCAATACGCTTCCGCTAAATCTTATGCGGATGCCGTCAGCGTCAGCATTCCCAACGCGGTCAGTGCATTCGATCAGGCGCGACTCCGAACCTACACTCTCTATGAAGATTTTTACACAAACGTCCCCGATTCATTTCGGGTCATTTTGCGCGGGGAAGATTCTGAGCAACAGCAAATCTACGTGCCGTCGTCGGAAACGATTATCGAAGCGATCTGCCGGTTCCATGCGGTGGACGTGGGTTTCGAGTTATCGGAAAGCAACGATGAAGTGCAATCGTTGCTTGAAAACCTGTGGGACAGAGAAGCTTTCGCGCTCAAGCATACCGCCAATAAGCGATGGGGTTGTGTCCGAGGGGATTCCGCGTTTTACATCACAGCTGACGAGACCAAGCCCAAGGGCGATCGAATTTCGATTCACGACCTAGACCCGTCGAATTACTTCCCCGTGGCGGATAAAGCCGATGGCAAAATCATCGGAGCATACCTAGTTGAGCCGGTCACTCATCCCGATCCAAAAAAGAAAGAACTCGCCGCTCGCCGTCAGATGTACATGCGCGAGCGTAACGCAGCTACAGGAGCATTCACCGGTCGAATCATTTACGACTCAAGGGTTTTCACCCAAGGCAAGTGGGACGATCGCGTTCTTAATCCTCGTGACATTGAGCAGCTACAAGTTTTGGTAGAACCGAAATACCTTCCGACACAGATCAAGTCGATTCCGATCTACTGGATTCCCAACGCAGGCTTGCAGAACGCGATGTTTGGACGTTCGGAGTTGGCCGGAATTGAAACCCTCATTGCCGCAGTGAATCAGACAATGACCGACGAAGACATTACCTTGGCCATCGCGGGTTTGGGGATGTACTCGACCGATGCTCCGCCACCGAAAGATGCAGCGGGCAATCCGCTTCCGTGGGAGTTTGGCCCCGCACGCATGATCGAGGTTCCTGACGGCAAGACGATTGCACGCCTCGGCGGGGTCAATTCGGTCACGCCAATGATTGACCATATCGACAAAGCCACCGAATTCATGCAGCAAGGCAAGGGCGTTCCGCAAATCGCGGTCGG